CAAACAAATGATGAAAAGATTAAGTAAAAATAGATTAGCTTTACTAGCTTCTCTAGATTTACATAAGTTTTCACCAGAAGTTGTTGCTGACATTTGGATCAAGTATGAAACCGGATTACATTGTTCTATAAAGAATAATGGAAAACAGTACACACTAGGACTCTACAAAGATTGTTATACATTTCTGCGTAACTATCTGTTGGAGCTTCCAACTCAACCAATATCGTTCTGTAAGGTCGATCCGCTTGGTATACCAAAGCCTTTGTGGGCTTTACGCCCACTCATCAAAGGGCCAAGGGATAACAAGCGTCTCGCCCTAACTATCGCTCGTTCATATGAACAAATCCGTTTAGAAATAGATTATACTTCATTAGAGTCTATCACTGACGAGATGACTCAGGGAACTGAGAAATCCGTTCGGGATATATCTAAGAAGTTTAATAAATTCCTAAAGAGATTTACGCGTAAGCGTAAGTGGTACTTAGGGTCCTTAACAGATCCAATACAACCTTGGTCCAAAGTGTTAACTACACTATCAAAAGGTCCAAATGGACCTGCGGTAGCTAGTTCTCACCTTGATGCCAAAGCCGTGATGCAAGATGCAGTTTTAGCTAATTCCATCGAGCGACTCAACAATGCCCTTGGGCAAGGTTGGATCACTACGTGGATGAAGCAACAAGCTGATTCGAACATCAGCGAGAAAACATATCATACTGGCAGATTAGGCTTTTCAGCCGAACCTGCTGGTAAGACACGAATTTTCGCTATTGGAGATTACTGGAGCCAGTTATCATTAAAGTCTATACAAATTTCTTTGTATAGAACACTACAGTCAATAAGTACAGATGCCACTAAAGACCAAGAAAAGGGTTTCTCAACTCTTATCAAGGAAAGTAGCGGACATCCAACTTATTGTTTCGATCTTTCATCAGCCTCGGATAGAATTCCTGCAAAGATGCAGAAATACCGTCTTCAGTTGATGTCGAATCTAAGTGTAGCTGATAGCTGGTACTCAGTAATGACGAAACGGGACTTTTATGTTAAAACCACAGGGCAATACGTAAGATGGAAAGTAGGTCAGCCGTTAGGCTTACTATCTTCCTTCCCAAGTTTCGCTCTATGGCACCATGATATCGTCCAATTTGCGGCGAACTGGGAGAATTTTCATAGAGGTAAACCTCTTAGATTTTTCAAACAGTACCGCTTACTAGGCGATGACATTGTGATATTTAACACAAAAGTGGCACAGCGCTACCAATGGCTACTCAGAAAGATTGGATTACAAATCAATCTCTCTAAGTCAGTCATTGGTGACTCAGTGAATTCCCAAATAGAGTTCGCCAAAAG